CGCGAGGCGGAAACCTGTTTTCACTAATTGGTGTAACAGGTTTCCTTCCCGGCGTACCCTCTTCACCGTCAAACTATTGTAATCAACAGTTCTGGCTGACACGTGACGATTTTAGCCCCTTTTTTGATGTTTTCGGCTGCTTTTAACGGTCGAAGGTTGCTGTAATGCCATGCTCTTTTCATGTCATTTTGATCAGTAATGTCAAAATGTGCCAGAGGCTCGATGTGATCAATGTGCCAGTATTTCCCATAGTTTTCCCATCGCATACCCTTAGTAAACTTTGACTCAATCCACGAGGCAAAGAATGACCAAGAGCATCCAATCATTGTGCTTATCCCGTCTATTTTGGTTTGCTGGTAGCGTTTTAACCCTTGGCGAAATCTGCCTTTCATGCTGTTTTTTATTTTAAATAGCGACTCCCTTTTACATAATTCTCTTCTATAATTTTCTATTGACTGTTCAAAAGTAATCTCTTGATCTTGGTTTGTTTGCATTTTTTTTAAGTGTTTTCTTGCACCTATACCCATTTAGGGTATGCTATTTTTTATGCAAAGCAAAAAATTCTCCGAATCTCTTCGTAATTTTCGCTATCAACATGGTCTTTCACAAACAGAATGTGCGGCCCTTATTGTCTGCCTTAGCACGCGAATGATTCAAAAATGGGAGCAAGGAATAAGCGAGCCGCCATTGTGGGCTCAAGGGCTACTCCTTAACGCACTAGATAATGCGAGAAGCAGCGAATAAAATTATTCGTAAAATATTGGATTATTTGTTGACTGGTGTGCTCTAATAGTGCATGATTTTCACACGCAGCCAATCACGGCTCGCACAACCACCGCTCCAATATGAAAAACATCATCCTCATCACCCTGCTCGTCTCCCAAGCCTCATCACTCACATGGATCGTCAGCCTTGAAGCCCGCCTCACAGAGCGCAATCCGACCGTCTTCCTCCACCCCTACGACACCCCGGCCAGCGACACACCGATCTTCATCGCTCCGCCGCCAGACCGTCCGTCACGCCCCGTGCAGCATCACCAGACCGAAGATTCTGAATTATTGCCACGCATCGCTCTTGACACCGAGCCTGATGGTGCTCTTTTTCCGTAGCCATCTGGAAAATGGGCTAGTCGTTTAGTAAAAGGGGAGCCCCGCTGGTCTTTTCAGGCCAGTGGGGTTTTTTACGCCCTTTTCTGAAGTTCGCGCTGGGCCACCAAAACAGTTTCTGTGCGCTCGATCAGCCGGTGGTAATGATGCCTGTCTCCATGCAAGCGAGCCCACATCACAAGTTCTATGCCAGCCTTGATTCTGTGCCCGTAGTGTTTAGTGCCAAGGTCTCGCCATAAATTGCGAGAGCCTTTAGTTGGGTATTTTTGCTTTGCTTGCAGCACGAGCTGTTTTTTAGACACGAAGCCGCCCGCCTGATCCTGCACTGCGAGTTCTTGCAGCGCGCTGGCCATTGCTGGTGCCTGCTCGTCTTCCTTGGTCTTCCTAATCGCTTTAGCCGCTTTCTTGTCTTCTGCGGCCTGTAGGAGCGCCTGCACGCGCTTAGCTGATTGCTGTCTGCGTTTCTCTTTGAGTGCGTGCTGAGCGCTTTCTGCCTTGTTTTTGCTCATTGTCTTGTGCTTCTTATGGTTTGTGTTTGTCGCTCTTGTCGTCGTGGTTTTTTCGCTTTCGCGCGCTTGGATGCGGTAGAATCAGCACCACGAAGTGGTCGCGTGCTAGAAAGTTAAAGGCTCCGGAAAATCGCGGCGCTCTCGTGTAGAAATGGCATTTTCCGGAAGAGGCAAAAATGGCAAAATGGCCTAAAAGTGCCCAATTCTAACTAAATGGTTATATAATTACCATACTTTTTATTCTAATGAGAAGGAGTGTAGTTAATATCCCGGTAAACCGGTAAATGATACCCCATTTCTCTAACCTTTTCTAAAAAAGGGAAAGTTGTCTTTAGCTCTATAGAGAAAGGTTGCTAAAATGGGGTGCGATTTACCGGTTTACCGGGATTTACCGGGATTGCTATCGGATGATGTGATCGTGGAGGACGTTTACCTTGTAGGAATCATAACCAATATCCATGCTATAAGGCGGCTGCTTGAGTGTTCGTGTGAACTTGTTGCAGGTATCGACCACGCACGTCTCGCCGGATGCGGAGCACCATGCCTTGTACTCGCTGAACAGGTCGCGCATGGCGAAGTGCGCGCCCGGTTGCGACACGATGCGTTCGGCCACGAATTGCTGCAGGCTATCCTCCTCAAGGCGGTACTCTTCGGTTGCGGCCTTAACCATTGCGGGTGGGCACAGGCCGCCGCGCTCCTCGAAGTCTAGGTAGCCGTCGATTGCGTGGTTGAGGATACCGGGCAGTTCCGCTTTGAAGGTGGCCCACATCTGCGAGCGAGGCTTGCGCTCGTTTGCTGGAATGGTCACTTCCCATGGGATAAGGTGGATGCGTCGCCAGATGCCGTGATCAACGCCAGAAATCTTTGGCTTGTGATTGCCGACCATCCAGATCTTGTGCGTGGGCGAGAACGTGTATGGCTTCTCATATGGCCTGCGTGCCACGATGTCCTCGCCACCCAGCAGGCCTTTGACCATGCTTTCGTTAATCTTCTTATTATCTGGCAGCTCGTCGGTAATGATGAGGCGCTTGCCTTCCAACATGCTCTTCTTGTAGTCTAGGCTGGCATCGCTGCCATTAGTGCCCAGCAGGGTGTTAACGTCCACCATGGTGCTGAGTTGGTCTCCCAGCAGGAATCTTAGCACCATCAGGCCGGTACTCTTGCCGTTTGCTCCGAGGCCGTAACAGAAAAAGAGCGCATCGTGATCGACGAAGCCGGTCATACTGTAGCCGACAATTCTCCACCAGTAGTCGATCATGTCTGGATCGCCGCCAAAGGCGCGGTGCAGGAAGGAGTCGAATTCTGGACAGGTGGCGTTGGTGTCGTAGACTACAGGACTGGCCACGCTGATCAGATCTTTCCTCTCCGTTGGGCGAACGATCTTTTTAGCGAAGTCCACGCACAACCCATTGGCCAATCCCAGCAAATGCCTGTGCTTGTCGTACTCGGTGGCGTTGCGGCTCATCGCGTCAAACCTTTGAGCCAGAGTCAGCACGTTGGTCATGTATGGCAGCTTTTGCAGGCTGCCGCACCGTTGCTTGATCTGCTGGATGTGAGCGGCGTTGTTCTTGGTGACCTCCTTGTTCTTGGCTGCTTTAGATTCTGCGTCTACGTGCGCGATCAACGTGTGGTAGGCAGTAATGACCTGTGCGGACATATTGTGGATGCTGCTGCCGATGGTGTCCTTCGTCCACAGGCCGGTGGTGGCGTTGTATTTTCGCCACATCTGGGAGAGTGGGTCGTAGGAGAAATCTTTGCTGGATGTGAGCCGGAACAACTTCGAGTCGCCAACCTGTTCCTCTGAGTAATATTTTGCAATCGTTTCAATGTCCAGCTCGTCGGATTCGCCGATAATCTCCTTGTCGGATTCACTCAACTCTGGTGCTTCTTGATCCTTTTCCAACAGGTCTGTGTGTGCTGCATCTCCATTTTCCTTGCCGAAGATGATGCGGCCCAGCCATGTTTTCCGTCTCGATGCAGCGCCGGCATCGAAGCCGTGCTGTTGCGCGTAATGGATGACCGTGCGGATGGTCACGTTCTTGAGCCTGTTGCGGTGCTTGCGCTCGTACTCGCCCGGATTCTCTTCTGGTGCCCACTCGTTTAGCACCATCACGCCGGCGGCAAGCGGTAACACGCTAAACACGCCGGAGGCGATCCGAAGCCATGTGTCGTAGTCGGGTCGCTTGGGAAGCCACTTCAGAATCTCGCGCACGTCCTCGATGCTCATGTCGTGCTGGTCTTCCTCGAACGGCGTGATCTCACGGGCCTGCTTTGCTGGCCGGATGACCTCCTTTTCTGCTACGGCTGTGACCTGTAGAACTTTGGTCTCTTCTTGCCGACACCATGCGTCCGGATCGTAGCTGACAAAGCACAGGCGCTCCACGTCTTTACAGGCTTTGTCGATAGTCAGGCCGTATTCTTCGTGGAAGTATTCCTTGGCTGTAGCAAAGCTGGCAAGGTGCTGGCTGCCGTCGATGCGAAGGGCGCATTTAATACCGACGCCGGATGGCCCGACGAATACGGCACCGATGTGTGGGTCAGCTTGCAGGCGTGCCCGTATGTCGCTCTGTACTAGTCCAAGATTCTCTTTGCCGTCAAAGTCGCACTGCAACCACCCGCTGTGAGTGCGGGCGCGCACAGGGGCATTTTTGGAGCGACTGACCATGCTGCACGAGAGCGTGACGGCTGGCAGTTTGCGTTTGAGTAGCCCCATCTTTGCCGTGTCGGCGGCTGCTGCATACTGGCGGATCTTGATAACGAGATCTTGGTACGTGCCGGACTTACACTGCGTGATGAACTTGTTAAGCGAGCCAATATGGATCGGTGTGACGGATGTCGCGTCCGGAAACCATGAAATCTGTGCTTCGGCTGTGCCGGCTACTTCGGCTTCTTCTAGTGTGGTGTTGTCTTTAAGAGTCATGACTGAGTAATGCGGTTTGTGAATTCGATGGCTTCTTTTGATACCCAGACGCCCTTAAAAACGTCCTTCAAGTATAATCCTGACAGGGTACGCACCCGGCTGAGTGCAACGTAGGTTTGTCCGGGCTCGCGAGTAGCGCGCACGTCGATGAGGGCGGAGTTAAGACTGAGTCCTTGGCTCTTGTGGATAGTGGCTGCCCATGCGAGCTTTAGAGGCAATTGCTCAACGCTGCCTTTGGTGTTGTCACTTGGGTCTACATGCCAAACGTATGGGTCAATCTCAACCTGCTTTCCGCAGTCGAGCTTTAACAGCACAGTTGGCCGTCCTTGGTTAATACCAAGCACGGTGCCCAAGCTGCCATTGACCGCTTTGAGTGCTCCGTTGCTGCCGGGAATACTCAGGTTGGCTGTCACCATGACCCGCGCGCCGACTTTGATTTTTAGCACCTGCGGGGTCAGCATATTCTTGATCATCCAATCGCATCCAGAGTGCCCAGATGACGCCATCGTAAATGTGGACTGCGGAGTTTCCAACCCCTCCAACATCATATTGTTGTACCGGTCCACTTGCGTGTTGTGGGTGAACAAGCGCAGCAGATCAGCGCGAGGGAATAGTGCCACGCGCTTGGCAAGAATAGCTGAATGTTTTGGCTCGATCCGGCCTTCCCTGACATTATTAAGCAGATCTTTGAATACGTCATCATTCTGCCGGTGAATGCGCTGGAGAACGACGTGCTTGAAGTTGGATCGCTGCCATGCCGAGTTCTGGAAAGCCCAGTCGTATTTGCCCGTCTTGGACACAGGCGGCAGTTGAAGAAAGTCCCCGACGCAGATGACCTGCAATCCTCCCCATGGGTTATCGTCCTTGCGGACTTGGCGGCACAACCATTCCAAGAACTGAAACGTCCTTCCCGGCAACATGCTAATCTCGTCGATGATTAGGCATTCTGCGCTGCAAACCCTTTTCCATGCGCCGGTCCTTGTGATGCTGAATGGAGGCTTCTTCATTTCAGCGCACAAACGGTCAAAGCACGATTCGTCAGTTTCGTGAGGCAATGGCCCAAGGCCAATGCCTGACCACCTGTAAATGGTGTTGGCGTTGACCGACAAACCACACTTTTCTTGGATCTGGTCGCGCAAGTTTAACGCGGCGATACCGGTTGTGGCAGTCAAGTCGGTCTTGCGTGCACCTTCAGCAATGAATTGAGTGATGACCGTGCTCTTGCCGGTGCCGGCGTTGCCTGTGAGAAACACGTTCCGTCCTTGAAGCATGGTGTTGACTGCTTCTTGCTGGGACGGGTCGAGCTTAATTGATGGTGGACCTGTTGAGTGGTCGATTTCGTTGGAAAGTTCTAGGGTCATGATGTTCGTGGACAATTAAAAGAAAGGGAAACCGCCCCAGTGCACACGCACGAGGACGGCCAGAGTTGCCGATTCCACCTGACGTAGCAGGTGGCGCAGAATTCGGCTGGCACGAGATCCATCCGCTTGTTGAGCTGGTGGAACCATGCGATATCGCGCACCGTTACAGTTCCGGCTGGAGCTGCGGGTCTAGCGGCATTGTTGGGAGCTGGCCTAGCACTGGCAGTGGGAATAGAAGCAATGGCGGCATCCCATGCCTCGATAACGCGAGCCACGCGGTCTGGCTCGAATGGGCCATGATAATCCCCATCTGGCTCTGGGGGAGGAGGCAGGCTTGATGCCACAGTTTCTCGCTGTCCGTGCTCTTCGGCGGGAAGTTGGGTATTACGTCTGTCAGGTTCTCTGTTCCGACGAGGCGCTCTTCTGGTGAGGGCGATGGGGGTGAAATGAACTGGATTGGCCGCATCGGTAACCCCATCGACTTGTACGATGCCGATTCTGAACTTCTTATGACGAGCGGCGATGTTTTTTTTTGAGCTTCTTCCTGTCTTTTGGCCTTGGCGGCTGCGTGCGCAGCCGCTATTTCTCGCATAGTCATAATGCTAGTAGTCGAGGTCAGCCGCCGCTGGAGTGGGTGCTTCTGTGATACCCAGCATTCGCTCCATCACTTTTGCGGTGATGGCCATGTCATTGTTTAGGTACTCAAGCGCCTTTTGGCGGTCGTTTACCCACAGTCCGGCAAACTCTTTACCGCTCCCGTTCTTGGCTGGAAGCCCAAGGAACTTGCATACGGTGTCGAGCTTTACCCACTCCATGCGGTCACCGCACTGCCATTCCAGTGCAAGGTCGATGAATACACTTTGGTTCACGTATCCACGTGTCATGTAAACACCAGAGGGAATGGCGATGCCGTGAGCCCAGCTCCTGCGTGTTAGGAAAGGAATGTCGAATTTGTTGGAGTTAAAGCCGACAACTGCCCGACGTTCACGCACTCGATCCTCTAGCCATGCCCAAAACGCGCGCAGATTTACTGCCTCGTCGTCGTCTTGCAGGATCGTGGTCACGCCATCATAACGCAAACCAATTGCAAGAACCTTGCCGGTAAGAGCCGACAATGCCCCGCGATCGAGCCATGTGGCTTTCTGTTCTGCGATGTTTTCGGCGATCTTGGCCGCGTCTTTGTAGTTGCCCGGCGCTTTGAACTCTGGGCAGAGGTGCTCAATTTGTTCTAGCGGTAGAGCGCCGGTCTCAATATCAAACAGGGCGGTTTTCAAAACAATTCCTCCCCTTTATCAGCGACTTGCGTCAGCATTTCCATGGCTTCTGCTACGGCTGCCATCAGGCGGTTGTCGGCAGCCTTTAGCTTTTGACCATGCAGGCTTGGCACCCACTTGCTGTGCAAGCTTTTAATGCCTTCCTCTGGCAGGTCCCCCAGCTCCTGCCCCTCGTACTTGCCGACATGCACCTTGACCTTCTGCCAGTCTTCGCGCCCGGTCGGCTCGTCGTCTGCTGGTGCGGTTGATGCCTTCTTGTACGTGCCGCCGGCGTCTTTCTCTTCGCGGTCTTTGACGCGGACGTATGCGCCAGATACTTTATACGGCGCGTCAGTTTTGTCGGGCTTGATCAGGCCGATTTTGGCATAGGTGCGATCATCCTTGGCTTCGTGCTCGACGATGATCTGCACAGGGAAGCCAAGCAGTTCGCCTTCGACATCAAACTGCTTTTCTTCTGCTGCGGTCAGGTCGCGTCCCCGGATCTTCTTGAGATCGCGGCGAAACGATGATTTCTCGTGCAGACTTAGGCTGTATGGCACGGAGAACATCAGGCCGGCACGTCCATTGATGTCCACGTGTTCGGTTTCGTAGACTACTTTGAACACGTTCTTGTCGCCAAATTTGGTGCTAATCATTTTGGGAGGTGTCACGTCTACGATGACGGCCTTGATAAAGCCGTCTGATTCTGGGTGTGGGGCAAAGTTGCCTTTGGATGTATTGCTGAGTATAAAGCTCATGTTGTTATGCTGTTATGGTTTTTGGTTTGTTTGTTTTGTTGGGAGAGAAAATCTTTTTGTAATACTGTGCTTTACTCTTCGTACTTCGGAATCTCCATCCAAGCCCAAGGTCCGTATGTGTCGCTGGGTAAATAAATGTGAGCGCCGTGACCGGAGAAGGTAAATCTCTTTCTGTCTTCGTCGTAAATAAAAACGTCAAATGCTTCCCCCGGCGGTAGATCTTTTGGCCCCCACACGCCGAGGAACTCTTTGTCCTTGGGCGCGGTCTCCATGGGTTGCCACGTCATGGTTTTAAGTATGTGGATGGCTTGAGCAAGCGCACTGCCATGGTGTTTGTCCAGAATCGAGTATAACCGGTGACGGTTGTAGTTCTCAAAATACTCGATCAGTTCTTCAATTGTTTCGTTCATTAGCTTGTCGTTAGCTTGGGAATTAGCTAAACCACTCTTCTTTATCAACGGGTTGCGGTGGATTTTTTAGCTTGTCGATTGGCTCGATTTTGACTGGCACATGCTCGAAGCATGTCTCGGTGTGGTGGGCAAACGAATTCCACCGAGTGCACCACCCCTCCCATGGGTGATGGGTGTGCCAGTGATCGCAGGTCATGCAGATGGGTGGTGGGTTCATGGTTTGTCTTCGTATGCGGCCTTGAGCGTTTCTGAAAGCTCAAGTGATTCAGCTCGGCATCGCAAGTAAGCTGCCCGTAGATCATTGCACCTCCACCGATGCGCCTCTATTTCCTCGTCGTTCATCTCAAAAGTTCTGGTGTTGAGCTTCATGACCCAATCTCTTCGGGCTGTAGCCGCTTTAAGATTGGCTTCGGTTCTCCGGTCGATTAGTTTTAAGTAGTCTTCGGGGGTCATACAGCTACTGGCGCTTTAATCGCGGGGTGTGGGTTGTAATTCTCCAAAGTGATGTCCTCGAATTTAAAGTCGAAAATGCTTTTGATCTCGGGGTTGAGCGTAACCGTTGGAGGCGGCAGAATCGTCCTGTCCCGTTGAATGAAATAAGCGTCAACATGGTTTCTATAGAGGTGTAAATCTCCAAGGCTGTGGATGAATCGACCCGCACGGTAGCCGGTAACTTGCGCGACCATCATAAGCAGGAGCGAATACGATGCTATGTTGTATGGAATTCCAATGTAGGCGTCAGCACTGCGTTGCATTAATTGAAGGTCCATGGTGCCATCTGTGTGGACGTATATCTGATAAAACGCATGGCAAGGAGGCAAAGCCATATTGTGTAAATCGCTTGGATCCCACGCGCTAACAATATGGCGGCGTCCGTATGGGTCAGCTTTGATGCTGTCGATTAGATTCTGGATCTGGTCGACTATTTTCCCGTCCACTGTGCGTAAATTTCTATATTGAGCACTATAAATAGGCCCAAGATCGCCGTCTTCAATCAATTTTAAACGGGGTAAAAGACCACAAAATTCAGCCACATCAAATTCCCATCCTTCAAATCGTTTGTTTGCCCCATAGGGCCTAGGAGTTCCATATTTTATGACTCTGTTTAAAGCAGATTTGGACATACCCGTCCTTCTTGCGGCTTCAGCTTGGCTAAGATATAACCTTGTTGTGCCCGTTAAGTCACGAACTAAAATAGGTTTTACGGTTCTAGTGTATATATGGTTTTCCTCAGCTTTAAGCCAAACACTAGTATTTGGTCCGTATTGATTTGCTCCGTAATAATCTTTATCGAGGTCAAATCCTTTAGGGTTGTTGGCTCGATACCACCAATGCGGTATTTTCTGCACTCCTTTTATAAAAGACTCTACGTCGTGCCAATCAGGATGCACCGTCACTCCGACTGCCCCATAATAAGCGTACCTCGTATGGGTTGGGTCATAACACTTGTGCATCATTCTATGCCAAATAATAGAGAGGTCTCTTTCTATTGTGTCGGCCTTTGTATTAATTTTTGCGCGACTGAAATTTCCAGAATAAAGAGCTGGAACCGCTTTTCTTGGCTCAATTATTTCTATGTCGCGATCAAGATTGTAGGGTCGACGCCAGTGATCCCAAATATGCACACCGTTATCTTGCAGATATTTGACGTTGGTGCTGCCACTGAGAAACCAAAGCAGCTCGTGGACAACGCTCTTCCAGTGAATTTTCTTTGTCGTCAGCAAAGGGAATCCGTCAGCAAGATCATAGACGACCTGCTTCCCAAAAAGCGACGACACGCCCGTGCCGGTGCGATCGGATCGCCATTCGCCTTCGGTGTAGACCTCAGCGAGAAGGTCGAGATATTTTTGTTCGTTCATAATTAAGACCAAGTAAAATAAGAGTCATGAATGGCTTCGAGGGCCGTGTCATATGCCTTTGACGCAAATTGGGTATCGCTAGAATCCGCAGGCGTCCATGAAGGCACCCATTTGCCATCTTGCAACTTTGCCCCGTGCCCTCCGCACGAGCCGCCTTCGTCGCAATACGATTGCTCTTTCTCGTCCCAAATATACGTGCGGTTAATGATATTGATCGGCTCGTATTGATGCTCTTTATCCCAGTTAAATCGACGATGTTTGATAGTAATGGTTGGATTACTCATTGTGTTTGTGTGTTGTTGTTGTTTTAAAAACGTCGCACGGCTCGCAGCACTCCGGGCAGACATACCATTGTGTCGAGCCCGGTTTACCCGCGACCACGGCTGGAGCTTCGCAACAATAGGAGATAGTAATGTTTTGTGGTTGTTGTTTTTCCCTCAGCCGCACTACTTCATCAGCCAAAATCCGGGCTGAGGCGGCGAGCTGGGGGCATACTTTCTCTCTGTCTTCATCCGTGATTTCGCGCTCGATTATGTCGCAGGCCCAGCAAAAGTTTAACTGGTTGTAGCCTGTGTAGTTTACAAAATAAAGAGCCGCTTGAACGGCGTCGGTGATTTGCGCTGCTGTACTCATAATTGTTTGTGTAAATGTGTTCTGATTTCCGTAAAATAGTCGCACAACTTATCGAGAGCCTGCGTGTGTTCGTATCTTTCGACAATGGCAAGGTGCCACTCCCGCGAGCCATGTGGGTAGTCGCGTGCGTAGAACTCGATGGCTTCCCATGCGTCTACAAAGTCCTTGAACGCACGAGCGGCTGCGTCGTAGTCGCGAATCAGTGCGGCCCGCGATGTGCCGCCGGAATGGATGGTTGGTAGAATCATGCTGTTGCTCTGTTGTGGATCGGATAGTGAAATCGGTATTTTGAAACGCGCGGCACTCGCACCACATCCGCAGTAGCTGGCACATTGCCTGCACGCCCGTATTTCTTGCCAGTATTGGCGTCTACATAGTCGCACCGTGGACTCTTGCGATCGTCATCGGGGCGTCCGTCCTGACTCCAGTTGGAGGCCTTGTAGATCGTGCCTGCGTGTCCTGCTGACGGATCGGCATAACTCACCAGATGTTCAACGTCGGCATGGTGTTTTTTTATGTAGCGAATACTCTGGCCAATTAGCCACGTTTCCGCGTTGCATGGGATGTGATCGAGCAAGTAGAGCCGCGCCAGCTCCCACGTCTTGCCCTTGTATCGCTTGTCTGATTGCATGGGAGGCGCTGAGTAAAGAATGCATCCCGACAGTTGATCATTGCAGAACATCGAGAGGCAAAGAAGGACAATGGCTGGCCGCTTCTTGAGGTAGTGCAGGCGTATGAAAGTATCGACTTGAGAGACGGAAGTTTTTTCAATGCGTGAAGCGGCGGCCCATGATGAATCAAACTTGGAAGTGTTCATGATTTTCCAAAGAGTTTAATGTCGATAAGTTTGTCCTCGGCTGCCGCACACCGCACCTTCCAATAGTCTCGTTCTGCTTGGTGCCGGGTGATTGCTTCCCTCCCGATTTCGTAGGCACTGCGCTCATAGGCCTGCATCCAGTTGATGGTCTCTCGCTGCTGGAGCAGGATGTCGATAAGTGCTTGTTTGGTGGTCATAAAGCACTATCCCGCGCATCGTTTTCCATCTTGACTGCGACTTTCGCCACCGCTATCCAGCATCCGACGCTGACCTTGTTAAGCGGATCGCATACAAAGTCTGGCCAGCTTGTAATGCTCATCTCTGGATGATGCTCTTTGGCTGCGTTAAGGTACGCCGCATAAAGCGCGCCGGCGTGGTTCATTAGTGCGTTTGAGTGTGTTGTTTCCATTGGGTTGTGTTGGTTTGTTGTTCTTGCGGATGTGCCCGCCCATGTTCCATGCCTTGCCGAGCCGGGCCATGCCGCGCCTGGCCCTGCCAAGCCGCGCCCAGCCAAACCTGGCCCCGCCGGGCCTTGCCGAGCCTGGCCTTGCCAAATTCCGAGCGTTCCAAAGTTCCGGGCGGCGGATTGCCACGGCTGCCGGACCAACCGCAATATAGGGGAGAATTACCGACAAACCCTTGGCATCGCTCTCACCGCTTACGAGGGTGTTCATTTCTTAGTTTTGCGTGCTGTGTAATCTGACTCACACGTCTCCTCAATCTTGAGGATCGTGTCGCAGTGCGGGTGCATGGCCATCTTGTTCCTGACCGCATTCTGGGTCATGCTCGTCGAGAACAACTCAAGGCGCTTACCCTGCATGTCGAGGCAGGTCACCACCCAGTAACGGCGGTTCTCCTTGGTCTTGCTGATCGGCGGTTCAATCTCTTCGACCTTGATCAGGCTAAGGAAGTCCGACTTGCGTTTAGCTGCAGCGCCCGCAGCTTTCTCGCTGTAGGTGCGGTAAACGGTGCGGATGTTCTGGCCGGTCGTGGTAGCCATGTAAACGGCGTAGTGTTTCATATCCAAGCAAAGAAAAGGGCTGTGTAGACGATGACCGCAAAAACGGTGACGACGAGGATGCAAAGGCATCCACCAAGGCCATCGCCCTTTTGATACTCGTATTCCTGCATCTGCCGCCGGCGTGAGGCGGCTTCGTACACTTGTTTCCAATCGTTTGGTTTCGGTTGTGGTTTCATGGTTGTTTAACGATGCGGGTTAAAACGATGCGCAGGAACACGCTGACCGGCATGTTGACTTGTTTGGCTGCATCCTTGAGCCGGTCGCGCAGCTCCTTGGTGCAGCGAATGGTGATTGTTGAATCGTTCGCTTGCATGTGATCAGTTGTAAACGGTTTGAATACGCCGTCAACAAAAAAAGATCACATCCCACAAAAAAACCCGCACTCCCTTTTTACAGGAATGCGGGTTTCTCCACCCGGCGCGGTCCCTGTTGCGGCCCGGACGGAAGATCAAGTCTAGCCGACTACCTCAGCATCAACTAGCGGCGCAGCCTCATCCTTGCGAAATGGAGCGCAGGCGTCGAACAGCTTTTGATGGATGCCGGACGCGACGCCAGCGACCTTGATTCCGCCAGCCTTGACGGCGATGTCGATCAAGCCGGACAGGTCAACGGCTTCGGTTTCGGTAAGCGATAGTGCGATAGTTGGTTTCATGCGCCGCTATAGTAGGAGGATGGGAGGAATAATCAAGTGCCTACTCAGCAGGAGGTTCTGGAACCACGGGCGCATTCTGCGCTTCGATCCACGTACGCAGGGGAGCGACGCAATCAATCACGGCCTGAAAGGCGATAGCCACCTCGGGCACCGCAGCGACGGCTTCCCACAGTTTGTCGGTATGCACCGGTTGATTGAGCGTGCCCGGACCGATCTCCTGCGTGGTCGGATCGTAGGGGAGCAGTTCGATTCGCACGTTGCCGGTCGTCAGCGTGGGGGCGTGGACGACGAGATTGTACACCCATTGCTCGGTGTATGTTTTTTCCGGGACAGCGGGGACGACGATTGGTTGTTCTGGTTGAATGGCCATGAGTTTGTTTGGTGGGTAAATGGATTAAGCCAAGGTGATTGTGCCGGTACGGACCGTGCCGTCAGTGCCTTTCAGCTTGAAGGTTAGCGTGGTGTTGGAAGTGGCTTCGACTACGAGATCGCCGTTGAGTGTTGGAGTGATCGACGCTGGCGGCTGTTCAATCACACTGCGCACGCGAAGGTCGCGGAATGCGGCTGCCGTTCCGTTATTTACTTCAACCACCCCAGCCGCGTTTAAAGCTAAGGCGGCAGATACTCCAGAAGAAGGAGTTACGGTATCCGAAAAACGATACATGCCATCGGACCCGATTCGCATACCCGAATATCCGCCGCCTCTACCAATTAAAGCGCCAACTGCTCCGTTAGCCCATACCGCAATTGCGTTAGCACTAAAATCACCAAAACCGGAGTTATTTCCTGTTTCGCCAATATTAAGGCTTAATGTGTTAAAGGTTCCAGTAATTTTAACCGATCCGGCAGCCGCAATAGTCATCCGCGTCACCCCATCCGTCTGGAACTCCAACCCACGCGCAATGCCGCCCGTGCCTTTGTACGTCCCCAGCAACACGTTGCCGGATGTCGGTGCCGTGATCGTGAAGCGTTCCCACGCGGCTCCGGGATAGGTTCCGTAGACGCTAAATTTTTGTCCGTTGGTTCCGTTGCGGGTGGCTAGGTGGTATGGTTCTCCGTCGCGACGAAGAATAGTGTCAGCGGCAAATCCAGCGTCCGTTTCATGTGAACCAAAACCATAATAACTGCTTGCTGTTAAAGTTATTCCTGTCAAACAGTCCCACATTGCAGAACGAACTCCTCCGTTCATCAAAGCAACAATAGGCGCATTTAATCCTATATACTGAGGCGCTGAAAGATACAGAGAATTTGAAATCGCCTGACCAGCAATTACAAATTGTTTTAATGAAGTGCCTGTATCCCCAATCCCTACGGTTCCAGTAATCAACCCGTCGCCCGCAACATGCAACTTCGACGTGGGCGAGGTCGTCCCGATGCCGACGTTTCCTGCCGTGGTGATGGTCATCCTGCGTGCGCCCGCAGTACCAAAGTTTAATGCCCCACCTGCTGCGCCAGTTCCAAGCCCTTCAGTTTGAATATCAAAATTAGCACCGTCAAAAGACCCTAAAACACATCGACGGTAATTGCTGGCGTTTGAATACGTAGCATATACATGAAACTTTTGATTCGTTTCGCCATTCCGCAAGGCTAGGGTGTTGGCGGCTCCGTCGCGGAGGAGAATGGTGTCGGAGGCTGACGCGGTTGGGGATGTTGAGAAACCTAATACTGACACGTTAAATGTGTCGCCAGTTAATGAAGCCGTACCTGACCCATTGAATAAAGTTGTTCCTCCTGACCCTCCGGCAGACCAGCTCAACCCAATATTACTTGCCTGCGCTTTAATCAACCATCTGCCATTGCTAAAAACATCATTATTAACAAGATTATTCGAAACGTAATGTCCAGCTTTTGAAACGTAGGCCTTTAACGTCGCCGCATTTCCAGACCAAAGCTCAAGCAAATTGCTCGCCGCAGCCGCACCAAGCGTTTCCGTAGCCACCACCTTAAACGCCGTATAAGTCCCCGTCGTTCCCCACGTCTGGCTGATCGTGACGGGTGCGTCGGATGTGAGCGTCCCAGAGTTTAGCCACGAGTTCCGCGACACGCGCTTACTGATCGACGCCGCCGTGTCCCAGATGAACGTGTGATCGGCATCAGCGACAAAAAGCTTCTCGGTAAACTCGGAAAGATTAAGATTGGCCATAAAATTATTGGTAAACTACAAGGTCACCTGTTCCATCAACTAGCACCTTGTGCGATGCGCCAGCCTCGACAAGGACGTGGTAGGTCGGCACTACAGGAATTGCCCCGTCAGTTGTCGCCACGATTAGCATCAACAATTCATCCGTGGGCGAGTAGGCCACCGGGATTTGCACCGGGATAGCCGGCGCGATGAATGATGTGATGCGGGAGGTCATGGATTAAGCACCCACCACAGTCCCAACGCTCGCTGCCGTATTCAGGTCCTTCGCCTTGATCGTGATTGGCGTGTTGGTTGGGATGATGTTGACCGCATCTTTCACTCCCAGCTCCGCCACGATAGCACCATTGGTGGCCAGCACGTAAACCGGCTGGCTCGCCTCAACACCGTAGATCGTGTTGGGCGTGACCGTCAATGATGCGCTGGTTGCACCGGGTGCTAGATTGAAGTTTTGAGTGGCCATGGCTTAATGAAATTAGAAGTTCTGAACGACTGATCCGTAAATCACGCCGCCGATATTAACGAAGGTGTAAACGTCAGTCTTAGCGCCAACTGTCTGCACAGGAGCAACTCCACCAGACCATTTTAATGTCGGCGACGATGGCCAAGTGACTGTGTAGTTGGCAACCGTGTTGGTGATCGCGACTCGAATCTCTTGGCCCGGCAGTGAGTTGGCGAATGTGAACGTCGTGCTTGCTGATAGAGTCTTCGAGAACGTCGCACCAGTCGCCCAGTCAATAGCAGAAGCCGCAATGGCTGCATCTGTACCGATGAACGCACGAGCGGTGATGTTGCCACCGAATGACGACGGCGTTGTGCCGGCGGTGACAATTGCAAAGTTGCTTGATGCTTTTGTTAATGAAGCAATATAAATTCCGGTTTGATTGGAAATAGATCCTCCTCCAATCGTGTCGGAAATAAAAGAACCATAAGCATTGGTAATCAAACCACCATATGTCTCAAGCCGACAGTAAGCCCCGTACAAGGTTGTAAGAGTGCCAGTGCATTCATGCTTTGGACGTGACTGGAATCCGACGATGTGATCAATGTTTGCACTGCCAGCCGTTATTCCTGCCGCATCAAAGCAAGCGTAAGCATACCCAGCACCTAGTGTGGCGGTGGCATCAACTCGCACCGCGCGCACATTGTTGGTGGCAGACGTTTGGAATGTTCCTCCGATGTGGAGCTTTCCATAATCACGTTCGCTGTGTAGCTCAGTCGTTACGCCAAGTGTGCCAGTAGTTGTGTTTACGTCGAGAATTTTAGACGCTGCTGAATTGTCTACACTTAACCCGTCATCATAAAGACGAAGGTAATTTCTAGCGACAGGAACGGATGATGCGAGCGAATAATGGGCGAACAAACATCCGCTGCCTGCCGCTCCTGATACGCCAGCCAAGAAACGGATTTCTTGTCCTTCGCCATCAATTGATCCACCTCCACGAGTGAGCCGCAACAGCTCCGATCCAGTCGTTTGAATCCGCTGCAAAACGGAAAAGGTATTTTCCGACGCCAGTAATGGAACACTTAAAGGAGAGACCACGCCAACCGAAGAGAATCCCAACGCCTTGTTGGGGTTTGCACTGCCGAGCACATTGATCCAACCGTTATCCCCGGAGGCATTGCGCTGAACGATTGCGACGTTTGTTGGTGTGGTAACAGTGCTCATTAAGCGGAAAGGACGGCGGGAACGGAATAGCTGAGACCGTTGGCGGTGACAGTCAGCACGTCGTCAATAACGACGACACTCGTGTCAATCGGACCAAATGTAGGATCTAGCACAGCATCGAAGCTGTAGAGGATGCCATTATAAACAAAGCTGGCCACGTCATCAATCACGCGGAATGCGCTCGATGTAGTGGCTGCGCCAGCAATTACGTCAAAGCTGTAGGTGCGTCCACTGAACGTGTAAGATGCCACCTCATCGACGACGCTAAACGTAATCGAGGTGTCTGGTTGCAGCGAAAGTGCGGATGGCTTTAGTTCCAGATTTCCGGCGCGCAGCGAGTACGGAAAGCCGTTTACATCAAGCCCACCGATCACGATCCAGAAATTGTTGCAGTTGACCTGCTCGCTGAGAGTTTGGTTCATCTGCGCCGCGCTGAATGTAAATGTCACGTTTGACCCGACAACTACGCCAGATGTTGAAGCAAGTGGAGCTGCTCCAGCCACCGCGCTTTCATACGGTCGTTTCCAAAGCTCCATGCGATACACCGACATCGCCGGCCCACCAGCAGGTATCGCAGCCGTGATGATCAATGGCGTGGTTGCGAAGACCGGAGCTAGTGCGAGGTCGTCGGTCGTCGGTGTGATTGAAATGGTTCGAGTCATTTGGTCGCTTGAAAGTGCATCGCATCCCGCCCCCAGAACGCCCCCGCAGAGAGCCAGCCGCCGACAGCAAAGAATTCCATCACTTCGAGCGGCATCTGCGCTACAACGGGCCATTGCGTGCGATTGCCGTTTACCTGCGGCCAGAAGTCAATCGCCGCACCGCGTGCATGAAGCGATGGACGGGTGCCGTGCCGCATTAGGCGATCATTGTAACAACCGGCGTATTCTGCCGCAATATGCGGGAAGCACTCGCACACCGCCTCAAGGATGTGGCCAAGCGACCGCGCCACCTTCTTGTGGCATGTGATGCTCTTGACCTTCTTGCCGTCGTACTTCAAACAGAGATCCGCGACAGGCAGTTGAACGAGCTGACTCGGATCTCCCGGCGATCCATAGAACTTTTGCAAAGACACCTCATCTTGCGCTGGCCACTGGTTCGGTTGCGCGACCATCTTCCGCAGGTGATCTTGGCACGCCTTGATCGAGACCGGTCCCCAGAATCCATCTGGTGTGACGCCGATCTTTTCCTGCATTAGTTGGATGTCGCGACGGGTCATGGGGCAAATGATTTTAACATCCAGTAAAGCACGAGGAGCCAAGAAGCGACAAGCGCGATGGCGGTTAAAAGTTGGCCGACGTGCTTTAGCGTAGTCATCAGATGCGCTTGGTTAGTTTGGCCACTACCCACGCGAGCTGAACGACGACGCTGGCAAAGTCGATCCCCTGCTGCACCCATGGCGGGAGTTTGTACGTGTTCACGAAATGCGGCGAGGTCACCACGTCCCGCACGCGCATGGCTTTATCGAATCCGCTGATCGGTAGATGACTAGCGTGCTCCACCTTGTCCACAATGATCTGGAATTGATCCGTCGTCAAACCCTGCACAAGGAGCTGCGCAGTCTGTGTGGCCTTTGCGACCGCATCACGGTGCCAGAGAGTTTTGAACCATGCGAAGAATTTCATAAGGTCACCAAGGAATAGTAACGGACAAAAGCAAGCCCTCCATCATGCCGGACTTGAAGCCGTCCCGCCAGTCCTCAGACTTGTCTGGGAATAGCGAGTCGTCCGGCATCTTCTGGATGCTGACGCAGGATGTGCCAAGTAGGGCGATGAGCAGGAGGATCGGTTTCATCGCACGTTGGAGTCCTGACTGGATTTGTTGGCATCGCGTGCAGCGATCAGGCCCGCACCAGCGATAATCTCACCGAACGCAAGTTGCAAACTGTCGAGCGTAAGCGATGCACCTTCCGTTACCTGCAACAGCGATTCGACGATAGCACTGCATCCATGCAGGATAAGCGCCAGCCCCGCCAGTGTCGTCTTCCAGTTCAGCAGAAACGGAAGCAGCTTCTTCGATGCGTAGTTCATGGCAGTGCGGTTGATCAGGTTTGGCTTCTTGCGTTTCACTGCCACAGGTGCCTTGTGTGCCCAGAATGGTTTGGCCACGTTCTTGTGGATAGGAGGTTGTCCGGGACTAGGCATTACGGATTCAGCTTCCTGTCAATTTTGTCGAGCTTCTCCACTATCGAACGCAGCAGTTGCGTGTCCGCAGAATCTTTTAACTCCAAAGCGCGAATGGCTGCCACATCAGCAGTCCGCAGCTTGGCCACCTCTTCAACTTTCTGTTCGTGCGAGTTAATGCGAATCTGGATTGTAGTGACCCAGACGCCTAGACCAAAAGCGCCAAGCAGCAGCCCTTGGCCAACTTTGACCACGAGATTAAGGTCTCGCAGCCGCTCCTCCAGCTCTTCAAGTTGTGTGGGATTCATGAGGTAGTTGGGCGTCCACCTCCTTGTTCTTAGCCAGCAGGATTTGAACCTGCTACGCAATAGCGAAGGATTGCGTGGGCCGCCCCGGCCAAGGTGTTATGGAAGGACGGTTGGTGACCCGTAAGCGACAACGCTCACCGTATAGCCGACGCCGGGAGGCGTGATGGTTAAGACTTCCGCTGCGGTTGAATTGGCCGCATTTGGGTTGTAAATGTTGAACACGCCCCCGACTCCGACATTAATTGATGTAAACGTGACTTTGCCGAACCCTGTGCAGGCCACCGCAACTGACCCATTAGCTGGCCCAGCCACGGAAATCATGTATCCCAGCACACGCGCCGGAACAATGGTTGCGCGTGTGATAGGATCGAGCTGAACAACACTGTTGACCGTAATGTTTGCGGCACTGCCGCCAATCGTGATCGTATTAGCCGAAGCGGCAGTGAACTCAGCCGCAACGCTCCATTGATTGGCAAGCGAGACGTTAATCGGTGGCACCGAATGCGCAATCGGAGCACGGGTCGCGCTACCGGCAAACGAGTTCTGGAGGACGGTGGAAAGTTTAAATGTAGATGGCATGATGTTAAGAGCCGATGACCAACACGTTGACGTTCAGGCCGGTTGTTCCGTTAAGGTAGACGTTAAGGACGTTTCCGCTGACCGCCTTGATTGCGGCAGGAGAAGTAAAAGCGATGGCCGCGTTCTCGCGAAGAGCAACGGTGGTAAATGTGATTCCGCCGAAGTCAGTAGATGCCACCTGCGCGCACACGATGCCGGTCACCGTCCACGAATCAATCGTTCCTGTCCCGCTAATTTTGTCCACAGTGACCACAAGTGCTCCAGTCCCGGAGGTATACCCAGACACGACGCCTTCCATGTAGTTGGTGGCAGTGGTTGAATGCGTGATACGGACACGCATGTTCGTTACATACGCCAGCCCCGTTGCGACAGTAAAAGTTTTCGATCCTGTGCCAATGGCAACAGACGAGGTGGAGGTTGCTGTCGGTTGCACTGAAGCTGGCTCAACAAGCGGGTCGCGTTGAGTCACGCTAATAAAAAGACCGCGAAAGTTAGTCATCACCAAGTTTGCGTTGGTGATTGGATTTGTTAGCAGAACAGCAGAGCCGCCGTTCAGAACTGAGCTGATCTGGTTGGATGCGTTAATCGTCAAAGAATTGACGGCTCCGCTGCCAAACACCTCAAACACGCCGGAAATCAAATCATTCTCAGAAAAGGACAAATCAGGAATCTGCTGGGTCGCTGCCTGCACCACTGACGATGCTGGATAAGAGTTTTGCGCCTTCAGAGTAAGTGCGAACGTGTTCGGCATAAAATGCGGCTTTGTGTCAATCTTAGATGAATGTCACGCTTGGAAGGCTTAAAAACACCGATCCGACTTGATGATGGGTGATGGTCGATCCGGATCGCGTCAGCAAGCGCAGATATGCAGTGGTCGCGCTTCCTGTGGGAGGACTTCCGTAAACCTGAAACGACGCACCCGATACCGTCCACCGGCGGATCTGCGCTGCCGCTTTCGTGTAGTTTTGAAAGGAGACCGACAATCCGGATTCTCCACCTTCACCGTATCCGCCTTGACCTCCATCTCCTCCGTTTTCTCCACCTGATCCGGGTGAATTTGTCCCAGCCGGTCCACCAGCGCCACCTGTGCCGGGAGAACCACTTGATCCATTAGCACCAGCCGTGCCGTTTCCTCCGTCGCCTCCTGTAGTCATTGCTCCTGCCCCACCGCCACCGCCACCGCCACCACCACCCCCCGTGCCACCGATTACGGTCAGTGTCTGCTGATCCGCAGCTGAGAGTGCCCCGATCACCGGGTTTGTTGTCGGCGTGATTGTGATCTGAAGCCAGATCGAGAAACCATCAGCCACCGCCAAAGTTGCACCGGCCACAGTCGCCACTGATTCAGTCCAGCCGCCGCTACTCGGATCGTTTGGCATGTATGTGCTCCACGATGTGCCTAGCACTTTGCCACCGCGAATTGTCACGTCACCGCCAGAGAGCGTACCAGTAAAATCAATCACGCTGGCTGTCGTCGTCGCACGCCCTGCTTGTGACGTGATGATTATCCCGTCGTTTGTCTCTTGCAGGATGATGCCAGCGCCTTCAATCGGCACCTGCTCATAAAGCGCCTTGCGAAACAGGTTCAGCGTCTTCCCTTTCAGGAAGTAGTGCAGATTGCCGAAGAATTTGGGAAAATCAGGGAACAAAGGCGCTTATGTAGGTGGTTGCTGGAAGCGTTACGTGGTAGGAACCCGCATGGTATTGAGTCACTACGCCGCCGGTCTGTGATGCGATACGCACGTAAATGTTGGTGGCTGGCGAGGCGGTTGGCTTGGTTGTGTGTACTTCCAAGCTCGCAGACGTGATCTGCCACCTACGAAAAACCATCAAGAGCTTCGTGTACTGCGTGAAGGATTTCGCCTCGCCGTCTCCACCAGCCGCACCATTCCCGCCGTCTCCGCCTTCTGCTGCTGTCCCTGAATTAAAACTTGATGAAGGAACGGTTCCGCCGGGCGTGTAATAACCCGGATCGCCACCAGTTTGACCAGATGCTGATTGCCCGGTGTTGCCATTAGATCCAACAGATCCATCACCGCCAGCGCCGCCGCCCCCAGCGTCACCACCCGCACCCCCGCCGCCGGTTGTGACTGTGATCGTACTCGCGCCAGTCGCCGAGAGTGTGCCGTTCATTTCCACATCCGTCTGCGAGCACTGGATGCGCAGCCACACGCTTTGCCCGTCGGTCACCGTGAGCGTGGACGGTCCGACAGTAAACTGCTCCGCCAGCCAGTCTGTCGGCAATGGATCGCTCATGGTTGGCGTCCCCCACGTTGTGCCAATCACTCGGCCTGCTGTGATGTCGAGTGAGTTGGTGGCCGGGAGCGACGCCTTAAAGTCATGGTTGATGCTGATCGTCGGCGATGTCTGGATCGCTTGATCCGCGTGGAGTAGGATGCCAGCGTTCGTCTCCTCCATCCGCAGGTTGTCGCCAGCGATTGGTGTCTGAAGTCTGATCCGCTGCACGATCCTCTCCAGCATCTTGCCGGTCAGGATGTGCACGTCGCCAAGGTTGAAGTTGGGAATGTCTGGCAGCATTAGGCGATGATAAAGGTGATGGCCGGTGGTGTGATCGAGATCATGCCGACGACGTGCTGCGTAATGCTGGTGCCACTAATGGACGCCAACTGAATCCACGATGACGCCTCGCTTGCTGTGCCTTTTGATGTGTGTAGCGAGATGCCGTTGATTGTCCACTTGCGGATCTGTGCGGTTCCCTTTGTCCTGCGGGTGAATGTGACACTGCCCCCCGCACCGCCTGCACCGCCGTATCCACCTGCACCGCCGCTCGCCCCGTAGCTGTTGCCGAGCCCGGTTACTCTAGTTGGAGGTGTTGTGGTAATATCTTCCACTATACCTCCAGCTCCGCCAATTCCGGTAAAATCTCCACTATCTCCGCCAGAACCTAATCGCCCTTGGATATCTGGAAGCAGTCCGCTCGCCGCACCGCCGCCACCACCACCTCCCCCGCGTCCACCTTTTGCGCCCGATATGTCGTAGGTGGTTGTGCCGAGCGGCCCGGTCGTAGTGGTATCGCTCTCCGACCATAAAACCTGCAACCAGACCTGTGAGACAGTGCCGCTGAGTGAGCCTCCGATATAGTTGACCTCTCGCTGCCAGTCGCCCGGCGTTGGATTATCGCCGAGGATCGCGCCCCAGAGCGGGTAGATGATCTTGCCTGCCGCTACCACCACCGATGTCCCATCTAACGACACGGCGAAGCCTAGAGCAAAAGGAGCCACCACGCCGCCTGACCCCACGCGGTCGATAATCTGTCCATCCTTTGTCTCTGTGATTGTGACGGTCTCCGACGAGATTAACCGCTGTAAACGGATGCGATCCACCAAACGGTTGAGCAGCCACCCGGACCGCGCACCGTTCACCTTTGGGTCGATGACTGGAAGATCTGGCAGCATATCAACCGGGCATCCATTCGTAAATATAGACCATGCTCTGCTTCACAAGATAGATGGTGGAAGACGCGCCATTGATCGTTTCAACCTCAAGACCATCCTGAATCCATCCAAATGGATAGTTGTAGATCGGAGTTGTCGGTAGCGTAGTAAACGGGTTGGTTGGCGGTGACGGCAGCGTCCCTAAAGGTGTGGCGTTTTCCGGTCTGGTGGCAGTATTGGGAAAGCTGGTGGTGACTTGATTGAACGTGCAGGAGAGGTTTATGTATTGCCCTTGAATCTCTCCAGTTTTTGCCGGCGAACTGCCCGGCACTGTACCAAGTCCGGTCTTGTATGACTGGATCTTGCTGGAAACGGTACGCTTGACGGGTTGCGACGCATTGAGCAGTCCCGCCGCCTGCGCCTCGAACGAGTAAATGTTTGAGCCGTCCTGATTAATGCTGACGCCGTTGAAGAACATGTTGGCGTATGCGACGCCCAACACCGTCCCGACCGAGATACCAACGTCAAAGTTTGTCTTTGCATACGCAATCGGCGTGTCCGTCCGCGCGTAGTACTTCATCGTCATCGTGTCAAATCCGCTTTCAGACACGGAAAAACGAATGCCGTTTTCCGCGAGGATTGGCGTTGTGCCGGATGGCCAGTGCGTGTGGTTTGATGTCGGCATGATTAGGCTGTGGCGAGTCCTTTTAGAATGTCTTTGATGTCGATAAGCGTTGTCTCTTTAGGAAGAGCGTCTGCCCATTTTGGAGTAACTCTGCTTATTGCTTCTTCTCTAAAAGATTCGCGATCTGTTGAACCACGCTTAAGAATATCCCTGCGTTTATTGTCTTCTTCAGCCTGTTTTTTAAGTCGCGTCATTTCATCGCGCACGTCAGAATCAAACGCTTTTTTCCTCTGGCGTTTCATGTCGTTCTGATCTCTAATTTCTTGTTTTCTTTGTGCCGGCGTCATCCCAGCTTTGTCGATAGAGCGTTGAACCGCTTCTCGGTTCTGATCCCGCAGTTCAGCCTTCCCGTTCTTGGCTTCTTCTGTGATACTCTCCTCAAGACCAAGAATCTCCTGTTTGAGCCCGACGATGCGGTTGTATTGCTCAATCTGGCCTTCGGTCACATTGCGACCGTTTTTGACGGCATCCTCAAACTGATCTTTGGTCAGCTTGTCGAATCCACCCGGATCGTCGCCCATCAAAAACTCTCCTTCTGCCTCCAGTGCTTTTTTGGCATTGGCCAGCCTTTCTTCATCCGTTCCAGCCAAGCCCTGCTGCGCAGAATACACCGCTTCCTGCACGCTTTTGATTTTGCGTACCGTGTCCTCGTGCAGACTCAGCAGTTCCTTTGCATCAGCAATGGCTTGATCGGCTGCCTTTTTGGCTTCGTCTTGTGCTTGTTTCTCCTTGGCGGCTTGCTCGTTTTTGAATTGCTCTTCCCACCGCCAACGCGCAGCGTCCAGTTCGCGATTCTCCTGATTGCCTTTGTCGAGCTTCTCTTGCAGCTTTGCCCTTTCTTCTGCTGCCTTTAATAGGTCCGCTTCCGCTTTTTTCTGACGATCCAATGCGCGAAGGAGTTTCCTTTGATCTTCATCTTCAACATTAGGATCACCCCCGGCAGCCATCAGAGAAAATGCTTCTTCGTTAGCTTGAATCTCTTTTTGCTTTTTGATTATATAATCCAAAAAAGACGAAAGCCCGCCCGCAATTCCTTTTGTGGCTCCAGAACTTTGCTCACCAGCCATCTCTTTCAAAGTTTCAAACTTTGCCTTAATGGCATCAATTTGACCTCCCAACCCACGTGTCATTTTAGGCATTGCCTCAGCCATTTTTAGCAATGTCTCAGCCACTTGCTTTCCGCTCAAGTTGAGCTTCTGCAAGTCCTCGGCCCGAGCCGATCCAAATGCTTCACGCAAAAGTTTAGACGTGACTGGGAGTGCTTCCTTTAGCTGACTAAGTTCTTCGGCCAAAGGTTTTGGCGATGCGTAAAGCTGCTGTAATCCGTAGATAAAACGGCCCAGCTCTTCGCTGCCACCGCCGCCTGAAGCGATTGCATTCTGGAGTGTTCTGATCGTTTTGAATGCGTCCGCCGCACTCATCCCAGCAGCTTGGAGTTGAAGTGTCGCTTTAGCCGCAACGCTCATATTCAAGCCAATTTCAGATGAGAGCTTTTTCAGCTCTTCATATTGCTGCATTCCAAGAATGTCGCTGCCTGAGGTAGCTTTTAACGCATTCTGGAGCTTCTCCGCTTCGATGTAGGTTGCTCCAATATCTTTTGCGATACCAACAAAAGCCGATCCGATTGCTCCGCCGATGGCGATATTCTTGAGCATCGCAAATGAAGACGACATACTCGACACCGCCGAATTGGTCGTCTTCATAGCTCCGCTTAGCCCAGCCGTAAATTGACTGGAGTCGAGCCTGAGTGATGCGTCTAGCGTTGCAGCCATGAAATCACTCGTTATGTCAATGAATTGACAAGGCGGTTCGACTTCCGCCGCTGGATGTAATCCATGGCGCTGCGGATCGTCTCATCCTCCATCATGTCATGGCCGACCCACTGGGTTTCGATACCCTGTTGGATCAATGCCATGTGCAGGTAAGCCAACCCGCGCGCAAGCGGCAGCTCCCACAGAATCTCTTGTTCGGTCAGTCCCGTAATGGGTCGCACTAGCGAGACGTAATGGGCCTGAAAGACCGGACTGGCTAACGCTTTCCCTCGCCGCCGGCTGTAGGCACCACCTCGGATTGATTGGCTGTCGAGTCGTTCAGGATGCGCAGACCAAGGCTGATTGCGTCGCGTTCTTCCGAGATCTTAATGTTGGCGTCGATCCAATCATCGCACGCATCAATCAACGCTTGGATGCCTTGCGCTCGCAGCTTTCGGAGTTGTGCTGTTGGCGTGATGCAGACAAAGATCAGCACCTTGCTGAGTGGTGCGAATAGCGAGAACTCGTCGAAACAAGCGTCTAGCGAAGGAAAGCCTGACTTGTGGCACATCGACACCCATATGTCTTTACGCGAGCAAGACACACCCTCAAATTCTTTCCCCTTCCACTGGTACGCCGCATTGAATGCGTCCGTCCTGCGTTGCTCCTGCTCGTTTGGCAGGTCAATTAGTGAAATACCGTCGTCCTCTTGTGTTTGAATGTCGATCATGGTCTGCCAGTGGCAAGGAATCGGTCAGCCATTTCCATTCCTTTGTTGGTAATGGATTCCCGCACATAAGCCGTGCGCGTGGTGCCCTTCCTTGTAATTAGCACTTGTCGCTCTGCTGAGTCAAGTGCGCGCTTGGCAGCGTGTCTGTTTTTGATCGCCATCAGATACCCAAGAAGCTCATGGTTCGGATCAAGCTTTTGCAGCTCACCCGACATCAGCGCCTTCATCAAGTGCCCGACGTTGATCTCCGGCATTGTCACCGAAGTGGTGGAAAGATACATCGTGACGTATTCCTTCCCGCTGTCCGCCCTGACCTGCACCACCGGCTTCATGACAACGCCCATCGTCATGAAAGCAGACGCCACATCAACGTCCGTGCATGCAATCCAGCTTTCCATATTACACAACAAATGGGTACTGCTTCACTGAGAAGGTAGTTTTGGCCATCTCGGTGTTGGTCTCCGTGCGGTTCGGGTCCATAAAGATCATGGTGCCGTCGCCCGGAACAAAACCATAAGTGTTGGCGGTAAAGTTCGCCAGCGTGGTCACTTCAGTGCCGGGATGCTGGTTTGCCAGTCCGGTCGTTTTGTTGGTGATGTAGCCGTCAAAAGCAAACGTGATCGTCGGATTGCGGTACTCAAGACCGAAGGTAGCGCCAGCAGCGTTGAGATAAGCCTTTTCATCCCGCGCCGCAGTAATGGTCAAGGATTGGACGAGGATGTCCGGCGTTGTTGGATTGCTTTCATCCAGCAGCGTTGAAGATGGAATGTTTCCGTGTTGAATGAGTGCGGCGACGGCGGGCATAAATATCGGGCAGGTGTCAATCTTATTGCTGTGTGGACGCGCAGATGATCGTGAATGCGTACTCAGTCGAAAGCGTGTCGTTCTCGCTCATTCCGGGCGTCATATTGTTGCTGTGCTGTTTCAACACGTAAACGCCTTGCCCGTTGCTGATTGCGTTGATCTTCTGGCCCAGCGTGGTTGTGTTCCAGACACCAAAGAGAAGCGCGGAAATATTCTCCGCCCGCAGTTCATGCCGGGGCCGAGTGTCCGCACCTAGTGTCAGGTTGGCTTCTTGCCGATCCTCCACCATGTTCACGTTTAGCCGGCAGTGCCAGACGGTCCCGGCCTGCGGAATTTCGTCTGATTCGGTCACGCGCGCGACGATGAATGGCAGCTTCACCTCGTCGTTTTCTCGGTCGTCGCAAAGCGTAAAGCCAGTAAACGCATCAAGCGACATCAGCTCATTGTCGAGCACTTCGAGCAAGCGACGTTGTAGGCGGTCTGAAGGACAGATTGGGTAGGTAATCATTTCTTAAATCCTGTTTTTTTGGCAACGTCGTTCACGTCATCCCGCATCCATTGAATAAACTGACGACGCACCTCAGGAATGGATGAGCTGAATGCGTGTGGTGCTATTATATAAGCTCCTAGGCGTTGCACGCTGGCGAAGGCATGAACCTTCCCGTTTGATGCGGGAACAGCTTTGGTGCCGATTGAGCGGCCCTTGAAACGCTTCTGATTGCGAGGCATCCCGATCCTTGGCACGTTGAACGCCTTGTATGCGGGAATGAAGCCAGCCGCCAAGAATCCAACTGAGCGAACGCGCGCATTTACAAACCTTTCGACAGTTTCGTAAAAGTCGCTGACGAAAGAAGCCGAGTTTGGCCCACTGCTGGCCTTTGGGAAATACCTAATCCCCTGTTTTTTCCTTATGCGATTCGCAATGACTGCTGCCGCCAAAGTATTCGTGAGCTGGTGACGCTTTTTCTTCTCGCTTCGACTAAATCTTTTCGCTTGGCCGGTTAGCTCAATTCGCACTTGAGCCGCTGTTGTTGATCGCTGTTTGACCTTGTTGGCAGCGAATGGAAGCCAAAACCGCATTGCCTTATTGACTACCGATGCGTCGGTCTTCTTTTTCATCCGCTTATAATCGGCCATCGCTTTTTCAAGCAGCGACGTGTTGAATTTGACCATCAGACTCATGCCGCCGTCGCCTCCATGTTCGGGTCGATCAGCTCCAGATCGTAAAACGGGCGGATGTGCGTAGTCGTTACGCTGTCGATCCGGTAGACCGCCGCCGTCGCCAACACCGTCCCCATCTTAATCTCGTCGTTAATCTTCGGCACGGTTGCGAATTGCGCTTTGGTCGCTATCACGCTCACCGTGTCATCTTTGACGATAATCTGCGCCATGATGTTTCGGCCATTCTTGCCTGTCGGCTGGTAGGCGTGGATCTGCACGTTGTTGTGCCACACGTACAATTGAGCGCCGCTGGCATCGGTCCCAAACTTGGATCGGATGCGGCCATGCGCGGCGGCGATGCGTTGAGCGTAGGTCATACAAAAAAGCGGCTGACAAGTATGAAAACCTGTCAGCCGCCCACGATGAAGACAACACCCAGCACCAAAAATTAGGTCAGCACTTTGACCAAAGCAGTTCCGCCCGCGCCAGTAGTCGATGGGGTGAATTTCACCCGCAAGTACTGGAGTGTCGCCGCCGGGAGGCGAACGCGGAAACTGGTGGCAGCAGCGCCCACACCGCCAGCACCGGTCACGATGCGGGTGATGCCAAGAGCAGTGCCGGTAGGTGATGCAGCAGCGCCGTTTAGCACAACCGCCGTGACGGTGGCACCGTTAGCGAGCTGACCCACCGTAAAGGCAGGAAATGCGATTTCCAGCTCATGCTCTTCCGTCAAGAATGCTTTGCTGTTGGTGCCGAGGTTGATGTCGGCAGTGAACGCATCAACCGCAGTGGCCGGGATGGTGACCGAGACGGTCAGGTCAGCGTCCTGAATGTTTCGAGAGAATTCGTTTGGCATGGTCTTAGATTCTTAGAACTTAGGCGGTGAGAGCTTCATCGTTGGCGATGGAGTCGGTGATAACGATTGGGATGCCGTTAGATTCGCTTGGGAGAGGAGCGAAAATTTCAGCACCGCTGGAGGTTTTGACACCATTCTGCACACTGGAAGCAGAGCGGCTGACCTGCAATTGGTAAGCACTGCGGCGGTTCATGAGCCAGTAATTCGGGCGGTAGCCCACCGGATATTTGCTGAGGAGTTCAGCAAGTTTGGCGTCGGTGACACCGGCACCAGAATCGGCGGTCGCGTCTTTGAGTCGGCCAACGCTGTATTTGCTGCCGACCTGCATGCCGACCCAAGCGGTCAGGTTAGCGACGTGCGCTGGGTACACCGAAGAGGTGCCCACATTCTCGATGCGCCATTCGCCGAGTTCAAAGGTTGTACCAGCACCGAAGACGAGCTGAACGCCTTGCGTGTCGGTATTGATGCCGTACACAGAGGAAGCGGTTCCGCCAGTGGTTCCGCCGGCATCGACCACGAGGCCGGAGTTGAACGCGGTGTGAATGGCTTGCAGTCCGGGAAAGCCCTTCGCATCAGCGGTGGTTCCATAGATGACTTGGGAACCGAGTTCGATCATCGCTTGGCGCATGACGCCGACCGATTCAATGTCTTTCCAAGCTTGTTCGCCATCTTCATAAGCGCGAGCCACGGCCAAGTCGGCCTGAACTGCACCGCTGAGGATGTAGCACTCAATGAGTTGGTTCTCGAATTCGGACTTGGTTGGAGTTGAGCCTTCGTTCGCCGCACGGAAGCCGACGCCGGGATACGAGACGCGCGAGGCGATCTTGTACGAGGTGCCGCGAATGGTGCGGGCGGGCATGATCTGAACCTCCGGAGCGTAGGTCAGTGTTTCCTCGATGAGCCCGACAATGGTGTCGGAGCCATTGAGCTTGGCGATGTCGAGCAGGTTGGCTTGAGGCATGGTTTTAGAAGAAAGTTGTTAGGATTGAGCGGAAAGATAGGAAGCCTCAGATGGGTACTTCTCAGAAAATGCGCGGGCCGCTTTGATGCGCTCCAGTCCGACCTTGCCTTCCAGCGCGGCTTTCTTGGCGTCAGCAAAAGCGATGACTGGAGCGGCGACTTCTTGCTCGTTTACTGGAGCGGAAAAGGCAGCCGGCGCAGGGGCCGCAGCAGCGAGGCGAGCTTGCAGTTCGAGGTCAACGGCTGGCTTCTCGGCAAACGCTTTAATGTCGGCGGCGATCTTCTCGCACTCGGTCGCAAGCTTGGCTTCGTAGGCCGCCATCTGCGCGGTCAATTGTTCGATCTTTTCGGACAGTGCCGAAAATTCGGAAACAAAGGAAGGAGCTTGAGGAGCTTCTGGCACTTCTGGCGGAGTTGATGGTTCACCCATAACAGGTTCGTCGCTGTCAATCTGATCTGCCGAAAACACTCCATCCGCATTAGCTGCGGGCGTGTCTACAAAGTCTGCCGAGTAAAGGCCGCGTGGGCGGGTCATGTAATTACCGCTCTCCTTGTCCAGCTCTGGAGAATCCGCTGCAAACATTAAGGAAACGCCGAAAGCCGCCGGGATTTCATTGATCATTTCAAGCAGCATGTCTTTTCCAGCGTGCGCTTCAAAGAGAGTGAGATCAGCCAAAAGCTTGCCTTTGCTGACCCGGAAATTCTCGTAATATCCAACCGTATCCTGCACTGAAGAGAAATGATTCAGCTTCGCTTTCACACGTCCCTTTGCCATCGCAAGAGATTTAAACTGTCCAAGCGACTTGCGATCCACAAACACCCCGTGACCGAGTGCTGGCCCCTCTTGGATCAAGGAAACACCCATGATGGTGTTCCCTGAAACTTTCCCTTGGAATGCGGCGAACGTCTGAAGCTCTTCGGTGACTGGCATACTCGCCACCGCAATGTCAATCTTATGAGTCTTCCTCGGTGTCGCCCTCAGCAATGTCTTCAACCTCATCCTCGGCACTATCCTCAACCTCGTCAGGACTGTCGTCGTCTTCTGACTCGTCCGCCGGCGCAGCCGCTGGTGCAGCGATAGTCGGCGCATTAGGTGCCCGGCGTTCGAGCATGTAGATGGCTGTTGGTAGATCCAGCACTCCGCCAGATGCTTCCTGCACCATCTTCGCATCTTCGACAAGCTCCATGGCTTCCGCGCGCAGGAGATCGCGAATGATAGTGCGATCTTCGCCGCGATCCGCCGCAATCTGCGTTTTGGAGATGATCCCGGCCATTGTCTCGTCGATCAGCGCCTTAGATTCACGCCCAACGTCCGCCGTCACCTTTGCAGGATAGCGCCATTCACCCGAATCAAAGTCTGGCACCGTTGGGATGTGCCCGAGCTGCATACCGCGAGCAATGACGCGCCGCACCAGAGGATTGAGCAGTTTCTCCTCCAGTGTGAGCTGCGTCATTTCAAACTCCCGCGCCGCCTGTGCCGCTTCCATCCGGACCGCAGTGCCTTGTCCCGCCCACGAGTAGATGAATCCGAACGGCAGGTTGGTCGCCATGCCGCAATTGCGAATCAGCGAGTCAAGGAAGCCGTTAAAGGTAGGACTAGGCCTGTTGCTTTCAACCGGGTTAAAACTTTCACCCTCCGCCAAGTACTCAATGGTCCCCGGCTCGATCTTCTTGAGTCGATCCGCGTCCGGATTGTAATCGTGCGAGATGTCGAGTGATACGTCTTGATCTGCCGACCCGTCCGAATTGTTGACCACGCCCGAGATGCTGGAGAGCATCTTTACCGACATTTTCTCGCACGCCAGAATCTCCATCAGATCCTTGATGTCGGTGATAGCCGCATCGAACACGGAGAAGCCACGATAGGAATCGAGCCGCGTTGGATCGAACAGGTGAAGAAAGTCCTGTGCTGGCACTTCGAGTGCCGGCGTCATTGTCTCACCTGTCCGGCTGCGGTTGTAAATGCGGTATCGGATCGGTTTTCCTGCACCGTTGACGACTACACCAGAAAAGTCCTGCTCGTTCTTCTTCAACGGCTTAAATGGTCGCGTGTCGAGCCCTTCGCGATTTACGATAGAGCCGATTCGGTCCGCTTCAATGGCTTGGATTCGGATCGGGGAGACCATCATCATCTGCTCCAGTGGCGTCATCGGTTCTTCGAGCACGATAAAGCCGATGTCACCGTCACGCTTCATGCTGGTAACGCCCAGCCCCGCCAGCGTGCGGAAATGATGCCGCTGGCTGGCATCTGCATTGGCCATCCATCTTTCAACGTAGGCACCGATCTGCTTGTTGACTGCCTCATTGCTCGTGCGCGCGACATACTGAAGTCGACCCACAGAAAAGGTCCGATACTTCCGCAGAATCGACTTCACCACGCTGCTGTTTTCTTCCAGCCAGCGAGCTTCGCGGATCAAGGTGACCCGATCCGTGTGATTTCGCGACGAATCCGGCTGATCGAGCGTTTGACCGCTGGCTTTGCGGTTTGTGCTCGATTGCGCACCGACCCGCCAGAATCCCACCCTTTCGCCGACATCGAGAGCCGCTTTCGCACGCGCACGCTCCAAAGCGAGCTTCGGATTTACGGCGCGGATCATTGATTCGAGGTAGGTCATAAAACGAGTGTACTAAAGTCTGCCTTGAGGCGGTTGGAGATAGCTGGATATTTGACCGGATCGAGCTGGTGCATGCGTCGCATCACTGCGCGCATCAACGTCATAACTGGAACACCTCCGTCATTGCCGCTGGATCGCGTCTCAGACTCTCCGCCGCCCGAAGTAGAGATGACCATGGTGCCCTGACCATCAGCCAGCGCCGTGAGACACTGGTCGTAAAGCGTCTCGCAGTATTGCAGCGAGGCATAGCGTAGAATTGATGGTCCGCCCATAAAGTCATCCAGCCTGTCAAGCGTTGACAGACTCTGCCTCGTTTGTGATAATTTCGGCTTGTCCGATGATCTTTTCAATACAGGCCGCCAGCACCTGCATGGCTTCGGCGTCGAAAGAGTGGTTCTCTCCCAGCTTTTTGAAGAACGTCTTGTTTTTGCCGGTCCGCTTGTCCTTCTCGGTGACAAAAACCTCGTTCTGGATCTCCTTGAAGTACCACTTCGGCGCATTGTGCGCTATCTGCCATGATGCACCCTGACCGGAGCGTAGGCGATGCAGCACAAGCTTGATGTAGTCGCTGCTCCAAACGATGCGGTCGCACAAGTCAGCCTGCCGAGCGTTGCGCACCTTGGATCGTGCAAGTCCCACGCCCGAATCGACGTGCTGAATCTGCGAATAAGGACGTTTGACTGACCGACTGCGGCCTGTCCTCTTGTCCATCAGCGTCCACGTGAAGAATTGCGCCTTGTCCCCCTTGAGCGCAAACCAATCATGGGCCGCACACTGGCGGTAAACCTCCCCTTGATACCGCTCAAAGCCGCAATCGACGAAGACGCGCCTGTCGGTGACCTCGAATTTCTTCTGTAGATCACGCAGTTGCGCCCATGTGTGTAACTCACCCGCATAAAACAGTCGAGATTCTCCGTTTTGCGCCCATAGGCGAATGATGACGCGGAAATAGTCACGCTGAACGTCCACCGTCATGTAACGCCGGTATTCCTGATCCCATGGCTCCTCCATGGCAAATCCACCCGACAAATTGACCTCTTCGGACTGGAACTCCCGCATGTCCCAGAACTCACCCAGCCTTTTCCGTACAAACTCCGCGAGCGGCGAGTAATCGCCCAGCTTCCGTGCGTGTTCGGCCTTGAGGAACTCGCTCGCGATTGTGTCCCACGCCACCCATGGCACGGTCAAAGCGTTCCAGTGGTAAGACTTTACGCGCGGGTCTGGTGCTGAGTTTTGATTCTCGTAGAACCCGCTGTTTGCAATCTGTCGGCGCACCTGCGGCTCGTCCTTTAGATGCACTTTGCACGATGGGCACTCGTATCTGACCGTGTTCTTGATCCGCGCGAGGTCGTATTTGCCGTCGGCCAGCTTAGCCCCTTCACCGTCCCACTTGAGCTGCCCGAGCACCATCGGCCACTTCTCTCCACAGGCGGGACAAGCGACGTGCCATTCGCTGCATGACCCAGCGGAAAAGCTCTCGTAGAACTCGCCGTTGTTGTTCATCGGCGTCGATACGTAAATGCGCTTGGAGTTCCGCGCATCGAACGAGGTTGTCCGCTTGCGTGATTCGTCGATGTGTCCGTGCGTCCAGTAAGCGGCTTCGTCACCGATGACATAGCGCGCCGCCTTGGACTGGAGGTTGTGGATGTTGCTCGCACCCATCACGTACTGGGTCATGTGGGCGAATGCCACCGTCCTCTTCTGTATGCTCTTGTCCCCTTTATTGAGCATCGCCCGTACTGGCTTACAGTCTAGAATGCGATGCTTGAACCGCGTATCAAGGAACTCATCGGCGTGCTCATCGGTCTGGAGGTAGAGACACATGTCACCGCCTTCCTCGGCGATCAGGTAAAGCATTGCACCTTCGGCTAAAGCGGTCTTGGCGCTCTGCACCGAGCACGCGCAGATGATTTCCCTTGTCTCGTGGTTGCGCAGTTCTTCGAGCGGCGCTTTGATCCATGGCGAGTTTCGCACGTCGAAAGATCCGAGAATCGGACCGCGCTCGAATCTGACGTGCGTTCGCAGCCACTCATCCACCGGGAGCTTGGGCGTTGGCCTCCAAACCTCCGCCATCAGCGAATAGATAGAGAACGCCATCAGCTTTTGCGCGGTCTTCCTCGCTTTATTGGCTCGGTTGGTGCGATCTCGACTTCCATCATCTCAACGTCCACCTTCTTCGCCTTCAACTGCTCCTCAATCTTGATGTAATCTTCCTGCTCCATTTCCAGCAGAATTTTGTCGATGCAGGTTAAAAGTCGCTCTTCAGCCTCCGCAGGTGTTACGCCGCTCACCTCATATGCCATCTCTGGAGGGATACGCTTGATCTTCTCTTTGATCGCATACATCACTGCCCGCACTTGAGCCAGTACCTCGTCCACCGAGACGTATTTCGCCTGTAGAATCTCGATCTGCGTCGCCAGCTTCTGACATTCCAGATGAATCTTGCGCGCCTTCAGCGTTGCCACATCCTGCACACCCTCGACGTTAATTGTGTCCCCGTCGTTCAGCCGCGTATAATTGCTGCTGGCTAGAAACTGCTGCCTTGCGGCTTTGATCTTCTCGATGTCGTAGCCATTTGGACCTTTGACGAATGCCTCGGGATACTTCTCTTCCCACCGACGCAGGGCAGCGGGAGTGATCGCAAAGAAGGCGGCGACATCTTTCTGCGTCTGGTAGCGTGGCTCTGTGTTGCGTTGCTTCAGAAACTCACTTTCCGCATAAGACAACGGATGGCCCGCTTTCACCCGCGCGAGCAGGTCTTGCAGCTTCTTCTGTGTGTCCTCGGCGGTGGTTGCATCCATGCTCTTATGAATTCCGCATTGACGCACGGCTGCGCTCGATCAATTCCGCAGCATGTGCAGCGCGTCCAGTGCTCTCGCACCATGAAATCCATTCACGCAACAGCACGCCCGTGTCACCGAGCCGCTCCTGTGAATCAGCGACCGTCTCCCGTGTCACGGCCATGGTCTGCTGTATCCGCTTTGGCGTTTCGCCCAGCATGATTTCACTGTCCACCTTCGGCGGGCACGGTGGTTTCGGGAATCTGTTTCTTGAGGTCATCGTAAATGGAAATAATGAATTGCATGTCTTCGAGGATCTCGGTGATCATCTCCTCATCAAGCGTATCCAGCACTGTGCCTTCCCTCCACCACCGCCGAATGCACCCGAGTGATGCCATCAGGTTTTGAAACTTGTAGACATCGGTCTTCCTCGGTGTCGGCTTTGGCGCTGTTTCGCCACCAATCGCAATTTGAAGCTGCTTGTACTGGCTTGATCCAGATTTCTGAAGAGGCGGCGCTTCCGGCGACATACGCGCCAGTCGCATGCAGCGGTAGACCGCATAGTAGTCACCGCCACCGATGTTTTGCGATGCGTACTCCTCCCACTTGTCCTCGCCAACGGCATCCTTGAGTTTGACGCACGCCTTGCCCACCGCCCACGCGCGACTAAATGCCGTCGCGGAAATACCAGCCGCCATCTCCGCCTCATTCCGCATGATGCCCAGTTCTCTGGCCGCATACTCTTGAAGCTGATCGGAGTTGAACGAATCAAAATTAGGTAGTGCGAGTTGCATATTAGGATTCACGTCGGATCTGGTATGGTGGTCCTTGCTCGTTCATTGAGTATGTCTCGCCGGGATGCAGTTTCATCCGATGGCGAATCATCCCCTTTAAGGCTGATAGGGTTTTAGTGTTGACTTCGCGCACTTCTCCAACTTGTAGATCCTTGAAGACCTTCTGAGTTTTGCGCGTTCCTGTTGCTTCGATTGGTGTGAACATGATGATTAGAGTTGTTTTTCCTGTGCGTAGGCCAGCAGCAGCAGAGCATCCGCAGTTTTGAGCGTGACCTTGAGATGCGGATAGCGCCGCTGCGCTTCGGCCTTGAGTTTGTTTTTCCACTCGGTGGTTCCGCTGGTGTCTCCTTTGGTGCCGAGTCGGAAATGCTTCTGCCAGTCCTGCGGGCGGACGAGGATGACCGGCATCCGAAGCGATACCGCAATCCCACGGATCAGGCCGCAGTTGAAGGCAAGAGGGAAGATCGCGCTACCCGGTAGCGCCTTGCCAACAAACTTGGGAACGTCCTCGATGACACATTTGACGCCGGGCCGCATACTGTAGAGCAGTCCGATCTCCTCCGCTGTCTCAGTGTCGCTCGCCGGCATTCCCATACAGGATGCAAGTGCCGCGCCGTCCCATGCGATGCCGCCGTTCACGCCGGGGTCGATTGTGATGTAGGTGGTCATGATCTTGGTGCGTCTTGTTCGATATATCCCCATTTCGCGACGTGGACTGACTCGTACACATGGCGCTGCTGAACGGGTCTCATGCCGTTTTGTGGAGGAAGGTGAAAATCCTGAAGAAGCTTATCCACGCGCTTGCTGAACGCCTGCTTGCTGAGGCGATGCCGCTTGGCGATCTGCTCCATGGACTCCTCCGCCCGCCCGATCAGACCGTAGCAATAGAGCACCACGTCCAGTTCCAGTAGTGGACTGGCTGAATCCGAGATGTGAGCCAGCACCGCCGAAAGCCCTCGGTCGTAGGATGGATGATCGAGTCCGGCGCGCTTGTCGATCTCAAGGTGCAGTCGGACAAACTCCTGTTTAACAATGTCGAGCGCCTGCTGTCGGCTGAGATCAGCGACCGCACGCCAGCGCAGAGCCACCCGTTCGGCGAGGATGTCCTCGGGTGCCTCCACGTATTCGGGAGCCGCGACTTGAAAAACTGGATGGTCGGTGTCGATGAACCAACATTATTCTTCAACAAAATAATGCAAGTTTATTGCATTAAAATAATCAAAATACTAATGCAAATAATTTGCAACAGTGCAAATAATGCGCGCGAGGCGGAAACCT